ATAAGAAAATCCATCTATTTGCCTTATGAATCAATTGACAAAGTGAAAGAATATCTGTATAATTATAAAGATAGTATTATAACTTATTGTATAGGTATAGTTGAAATGGAGAAAACAAAAGAAGATGAGCTTTCTTAAAAATGTTATCAAGAACACAGAAAATGAATTCGGTGTCATTGCTTCGGATGGCATTGACGCCAGTGATGTTGATGGGTATGTGGATACTGGTAGTTATATTTTTAATGCCCTTGTATCTGGTTCACTATATGGTGGACTGCCTAATAATAAAATTACGGCGATTGCTGGCGAGAGTGCGACAGGCAAAACGTTCTTCGCACTAGGCGTATGTAAATCGTTTCTGGAATCTAATCCAGATGCCAATGTCGTTTACTTTGAATCAGAGTCGGCGATTACAAAAGACATGATTGAGAGTCGTGGCATTGATTCCTCACGCATGGTAATTCTTCCCGTAACTACGGTTCAGGAGTTTCGTTATCAAGCACTACAAGTTTTAGAGACTTATGAAAAAGAAGGCAATGGTGTTCCTTTACTTCTTTGTCTTGACAGTCTCGGTATGTTATCAACCACAAAAGAGATGGAAGATACAGAGGCTGGTAAAGAAACAAGAGACATGACACGAGCACAAGTTGTCAAATCAACCTTTCGTGTATTGACTTTGAAACTTGGCAAACTGAAAGTACCAATGCTAATGACAAATCACACCTATGACGTTGTTGGTAGTATGTTCCCAACGAAAGAGATGGGTGGTGGTAGCGGTCTAAAGTATGCGGCTTCTAGTATTGTTTATCTCTCAAAGAAAAAAGATAAAGACGGTACAGAAGTTGTAGGTAATATCATTCATTGTAAAACCTACAAATCAAGACTCACAAAAGAAAATCAGATGGTCGATGTTAGACTTTCATATTCAAAGGGTCTAGACAGACATTATGGTTTGTTGGAACTTGCTCTTGATGCGGGTATCTTTACTTCTGTATCGACAAGAATCGAATTGCCGGATGGCACAAAGACATTTGGTAAAACTATTAATAATGATCCAGAAAAGTATTTTACACCGGAGATCATGGAAAAACTTGATGCCTTTGCAAAAGAAAAATTTACATATGGATAATTATATCAAAGTGTGATGGAAGGCGACAAGATTAAGTTTGTAGAATTAAAACAACCTAATCCTATCGCTTGCAATGTCATATCTTTTATGGGTGCATTGCCGACAGAACTTGACATTGACCGTTATATTTGTTATGATAGCCAGTACATGAAAAGTTTTATAGAACCTTTATCTTTCATCACTAATGTTATCGGTTGGAAGATAGATAGGTCTTTTGGAACACAAACCTCATTAGAGGCGTTTTTTGGGTAGTATAAATACTTATGTAACAATAACTGTTTTGTTACTTTGATAAAATGGCGATATTAAGCCAAGGAGAAAAAAATGAAAAATATATCTTATAACGCATTTTCAAATGCAGAAGAACAATTCAATGTAAGACTTCTAACAGATATTAAAGAAGTTCAAAATTCTTTTAGTGACTTAGTAAACAACTATAGTCTTTTTCACGAAAAATATTCAAGTACAGATTTTTTAAATTCAAAGTTATTCCCAAATTGGGGAGATAATTCTGATTACTCAAATGTTAAACACATTGATGATTTTTTAAAGACTGTTACAGAAGATGATTTGAAACTTTCGCATACTTTAGCTGTTCCTATTAGTTATATTTTCTCATCTGAAGAATCAAAAGGTGGTTGTGATAGACCATATTGGGTGAGAGATAAAGGTGACAAACAATGCAGAACAAATCTTAATGAAGAGAATCAAGATGGTGAACCAAAGGGTTATAGAATGTCTGATGCTCAAACTTTATCTGCAATGTTAAGACCACATCCAACAATATTAGGAACTTATATTTTAGTAAAATTTATTGGTAACAACAGAGTTTGGATGAAACTTCTTGCAAACAAAGGTAAAGATTCTCTTGTTAAAATGGAAGTTGCTTTTCATGAAGAAGGACTAACACAAAAAGATTATATTTCAGTTGAAGCAGAAAGTCACTCTACAGATGCTGGAAATAGAAGTAGTCAAAATGAACCACAAAAGTTTGCATCTAATTATAGAGCTGGAAGAAGAGATGCAGTTTATCTTTACAAATTTTTAAAGAAGCATCAAATCAACTTTGGAACTATTATGCAACAAGAAGGTGAAGATGGTTCTGAAAACTGGTTGACAATCTCATCAATTCAAGGAATAAAAGAAGGTGAGGGAAATGGTTTTTTTGGTAAGTTTGGTGAACAAAACGTAGATTATGCAATGTCAACTATTAAGAAAATTGCAAAAATTACTGGAGAAACTTCATTTGGTAATACTATAGTTCAATCCTTTTCTATGATGTTTCGTTGTTATACTGATTTTGGTCTATATGAAAATGGAAATGGTTTGTTTACTAAACCAGATTTTCAAAAGTTCTTAGTTGAATTTTTTAGAGAAAAAAATAAAAAATCAGACTCATGGATGGATGAATCTCAATCTTTATTAATGGAAGAAATTAATCAAACTGGTGGTGTAAAAAATATTGCATACATTAACACCACTATCTTCTGGCCTGCAATTGTAAGTTATTACAAACATATCACTGGAAATACAAATGGTTTTAGTGTTGAAGCATGGTGTAATAAGGAATTGTTAAAATTTTGTAAGGATAGATTTCTTGCAAAAGAAGCAAGAAGAAACATTACATAGTATGATTAAAAATTTAAATATGGATAATTATATTAAAGTATACGATGATGTAATTGATGAAGTTTCTTGTAAAGAACTTATTGATAAGTTTGAAGCTTCGCACGAATCATATCAGACTGTTCATCATGAGGATAAAGAAAATGCAATTTCTTTTGAGCAGATTAATCTACTTGAATTAGAAGAATGGAAGTCTGTTCAGAACGGATTACTTGAGGTTTTTCAAGATTACATTGTGCATTATAAACTTGATTGTAATGTTTATGATAAAATGTGGCCAGAGAAATATGGTTATGAAGCCGTGAGAATGAAACGATATTTAAATAATGACTATGATCGATTTGATCCTCATGTTGATGTTTTGAATTATGAAACCTCACGAAGATTTTTGGCATTTTTCATTTATCTAAATGATGTTGATAACGGCGGTGAAACCGAGTTTTTAAATATTAATAAACCAGGAACATATTTTCCATATAAAGTAACTCCTAAGAGAGGACGACTTTTGATGTTTCCTCCAACATGGCAATATTATCACGCCGGCCGAAAGCCAATTTCAAATAAAAAATATATTATTCATTCTTATTGTCATTATGGATAACTATCATTACGTCTATCATAAAGAAACCGATGAACAGGCCTTTAGACTACAGGAAGGTAAGTTCGAAGGTGTTGTTTGGAATTATAGCAACGTTAAACTACCAATTCACGATGAAAATGGAGAACTTTTAAGTCCGGAAGAAGTTGAGAGTATTCCATTGACATTCGAGTATGAAATATTATATAATAAGAATGGTGTAGTAACAGAAGATAATCATAAAGAATTTGAGTTTGTCATAGGTGACATTCTCATGAATGTAATAGAAGAAGGATTAGAGCATGACCAAATCACAGTTGACCCAGAGAATAGAAACAAAGATTCTGAGCAACTTGATTCATAGTGAGGAGTATGCTAGAAAAGTAACTCCGTTTATTAAAGAAGAATATTTTCAAGATAGTATTGAAAGAATTATTTTTCAAACAATTTTAGATTATACAAATAACTATCAAGTAAATCCTACCGTCGATATTCTTGTTATCGATGTTCAGAAAAAATCTTTAAACGAAGAGCAATATAAAAAAGCAGTAGAATATCTTTCAGATATTACAGATTCAAAAACTGATCTTCAGTGGCTTGTAGATCAAACAGAGAAGTGGTGTAAAGACAAAGCCATTTACAATGCTGTTCTTGATGGTATTCATATCATCGAGGGAAAAGATAAGACTAGGAATCCAGAAGCACTTCCTTCTATTTTATCTGATGCTCTCGCTGTGTCGTTTGACACGAATGTAGGTCACGACTACATGAATCAAGTGTCTGATCGTTATGAGTTTTATCATACGAAAGAGGAAAAGATACCATTCGATTTAGATTTCTTCAATCGTATTACCAAGGGCGGACTGCCAAACAAAACACTAAACATTGCACTTGCAGGTACAGGCGTAGGTAAGTCTTTGTTCATGTGTCACGTTGCAGCTTCAACATTGATGCAAGGTAAGAACGTTCTTTATATTACCTTAGAGATGTCAGAAGAAAAGATTGCAGAACGTATTGATGCAAATCTAATGAATATTTCTATAGACGATATGCATGATTTGCCAAAGCATATGTATGAGAATCGTTTTGAAAAAATACAAAAGAAAACTCAAGGTCGTTTGATTGTCAAAGAGTATCCAACTGCGTCTGCTTCTGTTGCACATTTCAAGGGATTATTCAATGAACTGCAACTTAAAAAAGATTTCAAACCAGATATTGTTTTTATTGACTATCTAAACATCTGCTCGTCTAGTAGATTTAGAGTAGGTGCAAATGTAAACTCTTATACATACATTAAGGCGATTGCAGAAGAATTGAGAGGTCTGGCTGTAGAATGTGATATACCAATCGTGTCTGCAACACAGACAACCAGAACGGGCTTTGTTTCTACGGACATTGGTTTGGAAGATACTTCAGAATCCTTCGGTCTTCCAGCCACAGCAGACTTCATGTTTGCTCTTATCAGTTCAGAAGAACTAGAAGGACTCAATCAAATGTTGGTTAAACAGTTAAAGAACAGATATGCTGATCCTACAGCAAATAAAAAGTTTATCATTGGTGTTGATAGAGCTAAGATGAAACTTTATGATGTAGCACAAACAGCACAAGACGATCTTGTAGATACGGGTCAAGATGAGGAGATAATAGATAGGTTCGCAGACTTCAAAGTATAATAAATAGTACTATGAAAACTTTTAAAGAGCATCTACAGTTGGATGCGGACCTATTAATTGAATCAACTGAAGAATCTACCTTAATGGAAGGTACGATTGTATCTTGCTGGAATTTAAATAGTAAAGGCGAAACTGCATTTAAAAGATCAATTCTAAATGACGGTGCAGTAAAATCTTGGTTAAGAAAGTCTAAAAATGCTAAGTGGAAAGGAACTCCGGTTGGCAAACTTAAAAGAAACGAACTTCTAGAAGCTCTTTGGCAGTTTTCCAAACTCGTAGTACAAAAAGGTAATCAGGCTGGAGCTAAAGGAAAAGCATCTCCCGCTGGTCAATCTAAACCAGGCGTTTCAAAATTCTGGACAAACACAACAGGTAAAGGTAAAGACACATCAAAGGCTGACATTGATGTTGGTGGTGTTGGTGTATCTGTTAAGGGTCCAAAAGCTCTGTTGATGTCAGGAGAGCAAAAAGAATCTAAAGCAACGGCATATGCTGCTTTTGATGAGTCAGGTAGTCGTAGTAGAATAAAAAAACAAATCTTTAATGAATTGGACAATATGATTACTTCCACTAGAACTTCTGGTCCAGAGTGGACTACAGATGCAATTGCAAAGGCATCTCTAAAAGATATTAGGAAATTAAAAGATAACGAACAGAAGAAAATGAATGTAGCTGCAAAACAGGCTCACGAAACAGGAAAGAAAGTAAAGTCAAATCTTGAGGCTCTAATGACAAAGGCCTTCAATGTCAAAGAAGTTGGAAATTCTTTTGCGTGGGAGTCTATGACAGGATGGGAAAAATTTGGTGGAAAAACTTATAAAGATCCTGGATCTGGTGTTGAAGGAGAAGCATTACAGATGTTAGTTTGGAGTCCAAACATGGAGCAACTTCAATGGAAATCAGTCAAAAAGAATGGTCCGTATGTTTCTAAAGTAGCTTCTCAAATGAAAATGAAAGCTGATATGAAAAGTGGATCTTATAAGCAGGGCGGTAAGAAAGCAGGATACTCGTTTTTTCAGACAGTTAGATTAAATATAGATACGGCGTTTTCTGATGCAGATAGATTAAATGAAGATTTTGAAAAGAGTGTGACAAAGTATGAACAATATTTAGCTGAAGGTGTAAATGAAGCTGTACTGTGGGATGCAATCAAAGGTCTTTGGGCAAAGTTTATCAGTAAGATGAAAGTCATATGGGAAACACTTGTAAGAACATTGGTACAATTAAAAAATAAATTAAATGAATTATGGGATGACGGTATAGACGCAGTTATGAACTTCTTTGAAATGGATATCTCTGTAAGAGTAGATCCATATGTTAAGTTGATTTAAAGGAAAAAACGTAAATGGCCGGAGCAGCAGCAGAAAGACAAGAGACAGGAGTTGTAAATAAAGTCAATAGTGCCGTAAGGAAAAATCAAAAAAATCCTGTGACGGTTGTTTCTGCTAATGGAACAAAATTAGGAAAAATAATAAAAGCATCAAAATACTCAGGACGACAAGTTACTGGATCGGAACCATATATTGACGTTATATTTGAACAAGTAGAAAGAAATAAAATTAAAAAAATAGGATTATCTTTAAAAGGCGAATCCGCACCTTCTTTAGCTGGAGGAGGATTGAGAGGAATAAATTTAGCTGCTCCTGGATTAGCTAAAAAATTTATGACTGCAGCTAGAAAAAAATTATTAGATATGGGTTTAGATACTGGAGATAAAGTTCCTGATGTTTACGGAGAAATAAGAGGTACCCAAAAGAAAAAAATTGTTGTCGGAAATAAGGATATGGGAGGACCTATTGACTATATGTATATTGGTCCTATGAGTGTTATTGGTAGCTATGACGATAAAAAAAATATTTTAAAATTAAACGGAAATATTATTGATGCCGAATATTATGCAAAAAGTCATAAGTTGTATTTTAGATTGAGAGCTCGTAGGGAAGATCAAAGATTTGATCCTGATGCATTTGATAATGCAGGTATTCCTAAAGTTTATGGAAAGTCACCAAGTAGAGGAGACAGCGCAGGAAGAATTGTAGTAACAGATAGTACTCCTAATAATGCCGTGATAGTAAAGATATGAATAAATTTTTAGAATTTCTAACAGAAGATAAGAATACTCATCTGGAACATCTCGAAGATGAGATTATCAACAACGGATCAATGGGTGGTAAAAACGCTGTTGCCTTTCTTTCTTCATTAAGTGATATGCTTCAAGGTTACAGTAAAAGAAAAATGAATGTGACCGTGAAGTGGGATGGTGCACCCGCTATCTTTGCAGGAACTAATCCTGAGAATGGAAAGTTCTTTGTTGGCACAAAGGCAATTTTCAATGTACCAAAAGAAGAAGGTGGTCGAGTTGGACCATTAATTAATTATACTCATGCAGACATTGATAAGAATCATCCTGGTGGTCCTGGACCAAAACTTCACGTTGCATTAGATCATTTTAAGAAACTTAAAATACCTGGTATCTGGCAAGGAGATTTACTTTTCACGCAAGAAGATTTATCAACATCAGACATTGGTGGAGAACCTTCGATAGTCTTTACTCCAAATACAATTACATATGCAATTCCTTTAGCAGATGATCTAGCAAAAACGATTCGTTCTGCAAAGATCGGAGTTGTATGGCACACACAATACTCTGGAAGAAAGATGACAAATCTAAAGGCCAAGTTTGGAGTAAAGTCAGATAAATTGAGTAAGACAAGTGCAGTGTGGTCAACGGATGCAACATTCAGAGATACATCGGGCAATGTTAAGTTTACTTCTGCCGAAGCAAAACAGTTTCAAAAAATATTAAACATGGCATCAGGTTCTTTGAAAAAAGCATCTAATTATCTTCGTGTTATCGAGAAAGATGTTAAAGCAAAAAACGAATGGACACCCGGTGGAACGATGAAAATATTTCTAAACTCCTATATTCGTGGAGGAGAGAAAGTAGAAAACACAGAAAAAGTTACAAACTTTTTTGAAAAATTTTATACTGAAAGACTCAATAAAAAGATTGCAAGTATTAAAAGTAAAGATGGTAAGAGGAAATGGGAACAGGTAAAAAAGAGTGGACTTTCAGAATATAATAAATATAAGAAAGATTTTTATTATGTAATTGCGACATATATTACACTGCAAACTGCCAAGACAATAATAATAAGAAAATTGGAA